CCGTGAGTCGTGAAACAGGTTTTGGATCATCAAAGACCCAATCTTTAAGGCGAGTTTTGAGAGGTTTCCCATTGGGATTCCAGCCAAAACCACCAAAGAATTCAGGCACTTCAGCTAATTCAGTAATAACTGAACGTTGCTTAGGCTTGAATAACCATAACGACCGGGGACCTAAGGATCTAGCAAGATCAATGAATGAATCATCGGAAATATTCCGATATTTCATCATAGGAACAACACGATTGTCAAGAATTAGCCTTCCGGCGAATTCGGCAACGGTTGAACTTGCGAGACTCTTAGGTGCCGAGATCTTACAACCAATTGATATCATCAATTGGTAATAAGATTCAGCAAGTCTCTCATCGAGAATGACGACATCGTCACCAAGGATATAAAACTCACCATTATATGGTTTGTTTAATAAACCCAGTAAGACGAGTCCGTGCGCGATTGCAAAAGATGCGAATGATGGATACAACCCTAAAGGTTGACCAACATTCCAACTAATCCAACCTAATCCAGGATACATCCAATCACCTTTAGCAAGATCTTCAAAAAGTTGAGGATATTGACTATTAGGTAATAGATAATCTAGGATCGCACGCTGAATATACCACGGAAATAAATCCGTAGCATTACTCAGATCATAGCAATACACTTTCTTTCCAAGGGAGAGTGTATCTTTGAGAGGCTCTACAGCCTTAGTTTGATCAAAAGTGCAATCCCAAGGAAATTCTTTGAGAATGTTGTAGAGTAAATCTCCAACAGGTTCAAGAACTCTTTGGAATACGCGACCAGGATTAGCTACAGCACGAAGCTTGTAGCCAGCTTCCTGGATCAAACCAATCCGACCAACTCGAAGCTTACCCGGAGCAGATGGAGAAATATCTCCATACCTTAGGAAAAGCATCCGATCTAAACCGGACAAAACGGGAGAATATAATTTCTTATATTTCACGTAGTGTTCGTATCCAGATTTGGATTCGAATAGGAAGGAAATTGAGTCTATAATGCCGTCTTTCTCTGGAACAGTATTACCATTCCAAAGAGGGGCTCTCTTATTAGGAGAGGATCCCATAAGCATTAAAGGCTCAGCTGGC